GTAGGAATGTTTATAACTCTCTTATTAGGAGGGGTCATAGGGTGGCAATATCACGAGGCTGTGGCGAAGCATACATATAAGAGACAACTAGATAATTTACATCCTGAGTTCCTCGATGGTGGGGGATCCTATGTAAATGAAGAACTTCTCGCTGTTAGATTTGCAGATCCTGAGGATTTTGTTGACGACGACGATGAAGTGTGATATAATACTAAAAAAGTGACTTGATATGGCACCAAGAAAATTACCGAATGATGCACTTATAACAGAAATCCTTCAAAAGGTTTCTTCTGCTAAAACTAAAGCAGAGAAGGTAGATTTACTCCAAGAGTATAATCAAGATGCCTTACGTGCAATTTTAATCATCAATTTTGATGAAACATTAAAATTCCTTCTACCAGAAGGAGAAGTACCTTTTAAAGCAAATGATGCACCTGCAGGTACTGAACACACTCGTTTAACACATGAGTATCGTGGACTATACAGGTTCTTCAAAGGTGGAGACAGTTCTATTAAAGGAATGAAGAGAGAACAACTCTTTGTACAGTTATTAGAAGGACTTCATCAAGATGAAGCAAACCTTTTAGTAAGTGCCTGTAATAAGGATATACAAGCAAAGTACAGAATTACTAAGCAAGTAGTATCTGAAGCATTCCCATCAATTGAGTGGGGCAATAGAGGATGATTTGGGAAAGTAACGAGGAAGTTGCTAATCTCAAAGACAAATATCGTGTTACCATCTTACATAATGCATGTGAGATATCTAAAGCACATGATAAAAAACTTCCAACAAATGCATGTTTAGTTCATTACCTAGACATGAAAAAAGGAGAAGAACATTACTCCGACCATTACGATATAGTGATGGGTAATAAAGTAGACATTTTCGACTGTTACTATGACAAAATCGGATCAAAACACCTCAAATCAATCGGATTCTGCGGAGGAACAATTTCTCCAGGAAATTTCGATACCAAAACATATCTCTCGAAAAGCAAATGATCTCTTCAAAGAGAAGAAAAAGAATCCAAAGGATTTCTTATTTGAAGCAGATCCTAAAGGTCAAGACATTGACGACCTAGCGGATAATTTGTTTGAGGCTTTATATGATCACACAAATAAATAGTGATATAGAACTATTGGATCTTTTAAAAGAGAGCGAACGCACTGGGGAAACTCAGACGATGCGTTCATTTTTGCTCTTTTGGAATCAATATCCAATCAGGTCTAGTTACGTTATCAACGAATGGATCGGATTTAAAGTTCACCATGAAAGACAAAAAAGCAGCAAAAAAATTAATAAAAAGAGCAAAAGAACACCCTGATTGGTATACCAAGCAAGAAACATGGTATGCTAAAATGATTAAACATGAAAGTAAAATTGATAAGCGTAACCCCAGAAGCAGAAAAAACGATGGGGTACGTGGCGAGAGTGAGCAACCCAAAGAACCAAAACAACCCAACGGTGGATGGTTTATTGGCATATTGCATAAAGCACGGTCATTGGTCGGTCTTTGAGCAAGCACATATGACAGTAGAGATCGAGACTACTAGAGGTCTTGGTGCTCAAATATTAAGGCATCGTTCTTTTACTTTTCAAGAGTTTAGTCAAAGATATGCTGACACTAACTTGTTAGCGGAAGAGATCCCTGTACCTGATCTTAGACATCAGGACACAAAGAATAGACAAAATAGTACCGATGACGTACCGAAGAACAAGAAGCAAGACCTCCAATACAAAATTGCTCTCCATTTTGTTGAAGCGATGGATCTTTACAACGAACTCCTCGCTTCGGGTATTGCGAAGGAATGTGCGAGATTTGTTCTCCCGTTAGCGACACCCACGAGATTGTACATGACAGGAAGTGTTCGGTCATGGATCCACTATATAGAGTTAAGAAGTGCTCACGGAACTCAAAAAGAACACATGGATATAGTGCATGAGATACGTCAAATCTTCAAACAACAGTTTCCTATCTGTAGTAAAGCAATGAATTGGGAGTACAGGTAATGCCACTTTATTCAGTTAAAAATTACGAAACAGGTGAGGAGCAAGACCTCAATATGACCATTTCTCAATATGAGGAGTGGAGGACTGCCAATCCCGAATGGGAGAAGAACTGGCAAGCAGGTGTAGCATCTGCTGTGTCAGAGGTAGGTGACTATCAGAACAAACTTCCTCAGGGGTTCAAGGATCGCTTGAACAACGTGAAGAAGCATCACCCTTACGCTAAATTCGACAAACTCTAGTATGCCCGTAAAGAGCAAGAAACAGCCAACGTTGGCTAACTTATCCACCAGACAGATGAGACGCAAACCTATCGGAACTGAACATCTATTAGACATCAAACCTCTTACTGATTCACAACAGAAAGTGTTTGATGCATGGGATAAAGCTAAAAACTTATTCCTATTTGGATGTGCTGGTACTGGTAAATCATTCATTACCATATATCTGGCACTTCGTGATATACTAGACGAGAAAACACCTTATGATAAGTTGTATATCGTCAGATCGTTAGTACCAACGAGAGAGATTGGTTTCCTACCAGGCGACCATGAGGATAAAGCAAACCTTTATCAGATACCATATAAGAACATGGTTAGGTTCATGTTCGAGATGCCTGATGACCCATCATTTGAAATGCTCTATGCTAATCTTAAAGCACAGGACACAATATCATTCTGGTCTACGAGTTTCATTCGTGGAACTACCATAGATAACAGTATAGTCTTAGTGGATGAATCAGAGAACTTAAACTTCCACGAACTAGACTCCATCATTACACGTCTAGGAGTTAATAGTAAGATTGTATTTGCAGGTGACGCTGCACAAACTGACTTGACAAAAGCCCATGAGAAAACTGGTATTATGGACTTTAAAAAGATTATTGATGACATGGAAGAATTCGAGGGTATCGAATTTGGAATTGATGACATCGTTAGATCTGGTCTAGTCAAATCGTATTTGATTAGTAAGATGAACCTTGGACTTTAAGCACTTAAATTTACATAACTTTCCAGAGTTAAAAGCAACAACAACTAAACAGGGTAGGAGGTATCAGGTTGAGGATACTTTCTACCCTTCTGTCACAACTGTGATCGGACATTCCAAAAAGAAGTCTATCATGGAATGGAGAAATAGAGTTGGTGAGGAAGAAGCAAATAAGGTAACAAAACGTGCAACAACACGTGGTAATAAGTGCCACAAACTTGCGGAGTTGTACCTTAAAAACGAAGATATTAGTAGGTATAAAGACGACCCACTATCCATGGGGTTATTTTACCAGATCAAACCCCACCTAGATAGTATTAACAATATACATGCTCTCGAAGCACCCCTTTCTAGTAAGGTGTTAAAGTTAGCAGGTCGAGTGGATTGTATTGCTGAGTATAAAGGAGAACTTGCGATAATAGATTTCAAAACATCAACTAAGACGAAACGTGAAGAATGGATACACGACTACTTTGCACAAGAGACAGCTTATGCTATAATGTTTCAAGAGCTAACTGGTCTTATGGTCAAGAAGCTCGTAACCATTATCGCCTGCGAAACAGGCGAACCTCAATTATTTGAAATTTATGACAAGTTTAAGTATGCTCGCAAACTTAAAGGATACATTGATGCCTACCGAGAAGCATATGGCGAGTGGTAAGATAGATGAAGTCTTTGAAGAAAATTTTATGACTGCTGCGAAGTTCTCAGTAGAAATAGAAAAGATAGTCAAAGATAGTAGTCTCAATTATATCGAAGCTGTAGTACAGTTTTGCGAAGACAAGAATATAGAATTGGATGGAGTTAATAAACTTATCTCCAAACCATTAAAAGAGAAATTAAAATACGAGGCACAACGTCTCAACTTTATGAAGAGGACTTCAAGAGGTCTACTTAAACTATGAAGACTATTCAATTTCCCAATTTAGGGATCATTGAAAAGAAGTTAAGTACAGGAGAAATAGATTACCTTTGGAAGTGTATTGAGGATAAAGGTAATGAATATAAGTCTGCACTTGTTGGACACATAGAAAATAGTTACGAACTAGGTGGTGCTGATCATTTCTACGGAACGACAGTAGCACCAATGATCAATGAGTATCAGACAAAGTTTAATAATCTTGGAGAGAAGATCCCTACCACATCTGGACATCCTTATGTCATGTCACAGTGGTGGGTGAACTATCAGAGAGAAACAGAATTTAATCCTATACACAACCACAATGGTGTGTACAGTTTTGTTATCTGGATGAAGATCCCTACGAATTATGCAGTGCAGAGAGATTATATGTTCAATGACAGTGCTGTATCGAACTTCGAGTTTCAGTACATTAACATTCTAGGAGACATGGAATCGTTCACTTATTATATGAGTGGACAAATGGAAGGAACTATGGTATTATTTCCTAGTAAGTTAAAGCACCAAGTGTATCCGTTTTATAATTGTAAGGAGCAGAGGGTTAGCATAGCAGGTAACATTCATTTGAAGACATGACAGGATTTGAAGTATACAAGATGTATCTCGCTCTGAAACTTCATTTTACTTCCAATACCTATGACTATTTTCAATATGGTGGAAATGCTAAGGCATCACAGGTTTCTTTTGACCAAAGAAGAGATAAGTTCTTTTTTGTCAAACTCTCAAGGAAGTTCAAGGACTTCGAGCTACGCGAATTTTTTGTAGCAAATTTAATCGCAGAGGATAAGGTATATCCTGCAACCCTAGTCAGAGAAGGTGCCAAGAATTATGCTGAGTATACCAAACGCAAACAGGCTCTGAGTTATCACTTCAAGGAGGATGTGGCAACACTGCATGAGATGTGTAATAGGTTCGATGATCTATTCAAAGTTACATCAGTACACCCACCCTTGCTAAAAGCACATTTAGGTGGTAGAATATGTTTGGAGACACTTACCATATTCAATAAGATCTTCCAGTTCATCCCTCAGTTTGATAAACAAATCAAAGAGGAGATAGTCTGGACACCCTTAAAGAATAGGGTAGTGAAATACGACCCATTCCTAACAGTGGATATGGGTAAATATAAGAAAATAGTAAAAGCACAGTACTTATGAGTAAATTCTTCAGATCTGAAATTGTCCAGAAAGAACTCGAAAAGATGCAAGAACTGTATCTTGAGATCAATCGCATGGGACTTGTATTAAGTGTGGACGAGAAACGTGATCAACTTCAGAAGATGTTGGAACTCATAAATGTACAGCAGACTATGTACATGCGTGTTACATTATCTGAGGATCCTGACGCAAAACAGTTAGTTCAGCAAGTCAAACAGGCAGCAACCATGCTAGGTATGCCACCTGCTGACATAGGACCTCAATTTTATGACACATTGAAAGAAAATGTACGCAAAATGATAGACCAGTTACCTAAATAATTCCATGCCTTTATTAATCATCATCGGTGGATCCTCAGCAATCGGAGTTGCGATTGCACTTTACATACTTCGTAAATATAATCCACATAACTGATGAAATTAACGCAAGAAGTAATCGACCAAATACAGGAAGCGATGAACCATACTAAGAAGAATGGAGACATCAACTGGGTCGATGGAGACGACATAGATGTCTGTCTCGCAGGAACATTTGCTGCTGACAGGTTCATAGTTATTCATAACAGAACCAAAAGTAGCACGTCAAAACACAATTTTATCAAATGAGATTAGCCGTACTCTGCTCTGGAAATGGATCAAATTTCGAGAACATAGTGCGAACGTGCAGAAGTGACGAAGTTGTGTTGATGATCCATAACAAAAAGAAGTGTGGAGCAGCAAAG